TTATATTCTTGGTATCACGAATGATATTATGAGTATTCAGTATTAGTGTTTTCTATATGATTAAGTCTATATTTGAAGGTGACATATCAGCGATATTTTTTATCTATTTCTTATATGTGTTAGCAAGTTCGTTTGCAAACTTGTTAGCACTTTTTTGTTTAGATAATACACGTATTTCTTCTTTAATATCTCTTCTTACTAAATCCCCCTAAAAATTAAAATTTATATATATTATTTACTTAATTTACAGTATAGTTATATATGTTAATTAATTACAATAATTTTCAAAAAGAGTATACATAGTCATATCAATCATGTTATTTGGGGTAGGTTATTTTTAAAATCAGGAATTAAATACAGAAGTAAAAAACGCGCTAGGTACAATAAAGAAAAAACGGGATAAAGAATAAGTCATTGGGGGACTAGTAATGAAACGTAAAGTGTTATCAGTAGCATTACCAATTTTGCTTATTAGTGGAGTAGGTTGTTCAAAAGACGATACAGAAAAGAAAAAGGCTGATAGTTTACAAGTAGCTGAAGCGGAATCTGATAAAAAGGCCTTAGAGACTGTAAACAAAGAAGTAGATAAACTACGCAAAGAAAACGATGAATTAGAGAAAAAAGTAGCTGATGCAGAATCTGATAAAAGGGCTTTAGAGACCGCAAATAAAGAAGTAGATAAACTACGCAAAGAAAACGATGAATTAGAGAAGAAAGTAGTTAAAGAACCAGGAATCAAAGAACGAGAAAGTAAAGATAAAGACACCATAACAGAGGCTCATAACCCTATAACGATAAAACAGTATCAAGAAAAGATGGAGACACTTTTTAATCAGTTTTCAAGGGAGCTACAAGCTACAAAACCGATACTTGCAAAGGATCAAACATTAAAAACAAATCAAGTTGAGTTAAAGAAACAATTTGAAGTAGTTAAGGGACAACTTAGGAAGTTAAAAGAACTTGACCCACCTGTAGTGTACCATTATTTCCAAGAGCAACTGAGAGACGATGTGAAAATAATTGAACTAACAATAGACCAAATATTTGTAGGTTTAGATGAAAAAGATAATGAAAAGGCTGATGCAAATTTAAAAGCTATGTATGGATATATAGATACTATGGGTTTGACACTAGACGAAATAAGAAAATTAGAGGGCTAACCCTTAGAGAAGGGTTATTTGTTAATGAAACATAAATTACTAACTTTAACGATACCTGTACTTCTTGTAACAGGGGTAGATTTGAAAATGATGATTCAAAAGGTAAGGTATTAAATTTCGTTGAAGTTAAAAAAATAATAAATACTATTAAAAAAAGAGCCATCAGATGACGGCTCTTTTTGTTTACCTAACTATTCCTTTGTAAAAAATCATTTCACATATACATAGGTCTCATTTACAGTTACATGGCATGTTTTACTTTTATTATTTTGTACTTTTTAAGAATTAAAAAACCGCATACACACTTACAGTAAATGGTTCCGATGCATTTTTAGGATTCGCAATATACAATGATCTCGCTGATACTACACTTGTTCTATTACCGCTTAATACATCGTGAAAAACAACAGGATCTGTACCAGCAGATACATCTTTCATAACATTAAAGCTAACAAGATCTGGATTCCCTCCCCCTTCAACTTCCCACTTTAAATATTGTGTACCTGAAGGAAGACTCTCCGTACTAAAGTTCCCACTTGAGCGGTTTTTTTGTCCATCTAAAGGTTTTGGTTGAGATAATACCGTTGCTACCAATTGTTGTGCTTGCGTTTCCATTAACATTCCCCTTTTCTCAATTAAAGTTTTTTAGAAAGGTTACACTAGCAACCCCCTAAAATATATCATTTATGTAAATTAAAGGTATTGAGAAAATTCTTTTTGATTTTCATTTCATTAAATAACAATAGCATATACACTTACCTGAAAAGGAAAATCAGAACCCTTGGGACTTGCGATACAAAGGCTATTATTTCGTATAAAATTTGTTCGATTCCCACTTAATACATCTTTGAATATCGTAGTCCCCATTCCCTTGGATACATCTTTCATTACATCAAAACTAATATGCTCAGCATCATCATTTTCTACTTCCCATTTTATAAACCTTGCTCCAGGAGGAAGCTTCGCCGTACTAAAAGTTTCGCGAGGTATTACAGTCGCTATTAACTCTTGTGATTTTATTTCCATATTTACCTACCACTTCCTTTGCACATTAACTTTTCACTTAAATATACACCCTAAAAGAAGAGAAAGTATTGAGAAATTTACTATCTATTATTTAGCTTCACAAATAAAAAAAGCCGCCCAACATGATGTGCACCCCAATTGTCTTTTGTGTCTAACAATTGGGTGCACATCAATAGGACGGCTCTTATTGTTGTTCATTAAAACTATTCTTTTGCGAGAAATAAAATCACATATAATTCTATTTCCTTGTTAAGTTCACAAATTATTACTAAAAGAATACCGTGAATTCCGTTATACCTATTTACTTTATAATTCTAATATATTAATATAAGAAACGCGACAAACACATAGGGAAGGAATGGATAAGATGTTACAAAAGATTAAAAGAATTATGGTTGTTGCTGCTGCAGCTGTTACGCTATCAGTAGGCTTCGCAACATTTGCTCCAAAAGAAGCATCTGCACATTGGGCAGACCCACAGATAAATTGGGCTCTTCAAAATAAAATTATTACTGCTGATATGAGGGACAGCCTAGCAACTCGACAAGACATGTGGTTAATGATGATGCGTAAAGAGTGGAAATATCATAGTGACTATAATTTTAATTCCGCACAAGCTTTTGTTGTTGTACATGGTTATTCAGATGGGTCTAGAGGGACAAACTGGGTGACTCGTAGCGAGGCTGCTGCAATGGCATCGTCATTGGCCGGATATAAAAATTTATGGAATCCAGCAACCGGATTCAGCGGGTCAGATAGACGTGCAAAGAAACTTGGTATTTTTGATGGTACACGCGGGAATGAGTTTGCAACAAGAGCTGAAGTTGTAACTATGATATATAATTCTCGTTATGCATAAAGAGATGCTAAAAAAAGGGCTACTCATTACGAGTAGCCCTTTTTACTTTCTATTAATGTATACTTATATAAAATTCATTAGCAGTTACATAGTATGTTTTACCTTTGCTATTGTGTACTTTATATTGTGGCGAACCATTAACACTTACTTTTGTATCAATTATAAATCCTTCACCCGTATTTACCATACCAGCAACATCTTTATCTTGCCAAGATGGAGCATCATAGAAACGTAGATTGTTAACTTTTGAAACAACACGCTTCCCTACAATAGAAGAATCCACTGTACTTTTCTTATTAAACTTCACATAAGATGGATCGTTCTTAATCCACTGATCTCCACCGAGATTTAACCAACCATCTTTTTCCGCCCACACAATATAAGATTCTGGTTTGTTTAGTTGACGAATCTTAGAATAGCTTGTCCCTGGTCCTTTACGTAAGTTGACGTTGTAACCTTCAATATAGGCGATACCGTCTGTTACTGCTGTTGGTACTTCTTCTGGTTTAGATGGCTTGTCCGGTACAAAAACATCTACATTAGCATTATTGTATGTTCGTTGCACATCTGCTCTAAGTTGAGATTCTGAAACTCCATGAGACTTTAAGTAATCAATTGGATCTTCATGGTCCGTGCCACCAAGGTGATGCGTTACATCGCTATGTGTCCACAATCCTTTTTCTACAGATATCTTGTTATCTTTCAAGATTTTCGCTAAAAGTTTTACATACTTTTCATAAGAACGCTTGAATTTTGCATAGTCCGCTGTTTCGCATAACTCTACATGTACAAAGCGTTTATTCGCAACAGGTCCGCCGCCATAAGCAATGTACTTTGTATCCGCGATTTGGATTGTTTCGTTCCAATCGACTGCATAGTGAACAAATGCGTTTCTCCATGTACGAGACTCATATTTTTGAATGTTAATAGCTGGAGCTTCTGGCGTTGCTGTAGAATGAGCTACAACGCCCTCATATGCACCCACGCCATAACGGTATGGTTGTTTAGGTAAATCAGCAATAATAAGTGTTCTATCAGCAAAAGCACTTGTTGCAATAGATAAAACTAAAATAACCGCAAAGACTACAGAAGAAATATGTTTTAATGTCTTTTTCATTTTTCATCAACATCCTTTTTCATAATTTTTGTGTGATCAAATAATCCGCTTGCTGACAGTCCAATGATGATTCCTTGAAATACATTTGTTTTGATATCTCCGCCCAAAAATAAAACGCCTAGCGCAATGCCAAGCGTTACATTCAATAGCGGAACATATTTTGTTTGTAATCCAATTGTTTTCCCAATTTGTGAAAGACCTACTACAATGCCAATCATTACTGTAATTTCAAACATTACATACCACCTCCTTTCAAGAAGAAATTAAGAGCTGCCAACACAATTCCCCCTACAATAAGTCGTAATATCCAGGTAGTATTGGCGCCAATTTTATCTAACTGTTTAGTGATATTAATAATGTCTTTTTCGTTACCTGTCGTTCGATTGTCTAAGCTTTTAATTTCTAAACGAATTTCCTTGATATCTTGCTTGATTTCTTGAACGTCGCTTCTTACCTCTTGTAACCCTTCCACTTTGACCACCTCATTTCAAAATAAAAAGAGCAGCGAAATCGCTCCTCTTTGTTATAAAATCCATATTTTATTCAAAATAAAAACAGCTCATGGCTGCTCTACTTGTTTACATGTATTTAGTTAATATTGATCTGCTGATAATGCTCCTCCTATAATTCTATTTTCTACTTCCTCAACGTGTTCAATTGTTACTTCATCAGAAGCCCCTGGGCTCTTTCCAGTTAGCTTTACATAATCTTCGGCACAGATAAGGCTTACTTTACCGAAAAGCTCAATCTCGTAAACTTTACCGCCTTTATTACATAGGTCACATGCAGTAGCAATCCGCATATTCAACGTGCCATCAGGAAGTCCCCAAACTTCAACTTTTGTATCTTCCTTGATACCGCAAAATTCTAGCATATCGTTTGGAACGCTAACGGTGACTTGATTTTCACCTTTCTTCAAATCAACTACTCTACCTAAGAATGGTGACTGTTCATTAGGTGGCATTGGACGCATAAATTTGTCTGGATTCATACTCATCTCCCTCTCTATGTTCTAGAAGTCATATTTGTGAAATCAACATAATTCCATCTACCATCATGGAAATACCACCCTAAACCTAAGCTACCATTTGTATAATGAATAGAACCTGCATTAGCACCAAAGTATCCACCACATACGTTAATCCCATTACATTCAATTGATTGTGTCGTTGCAACAGGATCTTTTGATTCAATTCGGAATCTATTTTCATTGTTGTAAATGTGACCGATGTAACTTCTACGTTCTCCACCGCCACGGGGATAAAAACTGAGTCCCGCACGATCATCTCCCACGAGTGCCATCATTTCGCCATTGCTTATGATTTCAAGTGGCGCATTCATATAATTCCATTTGTTCACATGATTGTGGTAAATAACATTATCTTTTGTACCAAGTGCAATTGTAGAAAAAGGCAGTGTTCCGTTTACGAGTTCTCCATGTGTTGTATCCCAGTTATAAACGGAAGGAACGTCACCTTCCACCAACTGAACACCTGATACAGCAATTGCTTGCATATTATTTAAGAGCCCCTCGCCAAATAAATCAATATAAACATAACCATTTCCTTCTACATAGTTACTCGGCACAGTGAAGGTTAAAGCGTATCTTACTATTTTCCCCGTTTGAATGCTTGGTGCATCGTAAGTTTTTGATGCTCGTCCAAGCTCCACGGGAGTGTCACCGTTATATTTACCGAATACCGCTCTCATGATTGGCTTGTTTGTAATGTTTACACGATTATCATTGGTAGTTGCTCTGAAATGAGCCGACAATGTGTATTTCTTACCTGGTTTTACACCATCAAATAATGTAAAACGAATCCAGTTTCCTAAATCTATCCGTAACGGATTAACCATTGGCTCATAATTATTAACCACTGGTTTCTCAATATATGGATTAGACATAATTGTCCATGTAGGACTGTATTCAATCTTCAAAAAATAATTATTAAAATTCTTAAAAGAAATGTGTGAAAAGTCATGATCTGGAATGAGATTCTTCCTTGGTGTTACTGAAAATTTCTGCCCACGCTCATCTTCAAAAAAGAAGTCAGCCATTTTTGCTGTAATACCATTTTTATCAATCGTAACTTTCCCATTTTCGATTTTAATTATATCTGCATTAATGCCTGTAGCGGTGAGCCATTTTACAATGGTATCAGCGTTAATCTGCAACTTAGCAACATTAATTTGAATCTTTTCAGCTGTTTGGTTAATAGCTGAGATAATATCGCCTTTTTGGACGGTACTAGTAATCGCTTTTTCAGTTACCTCAATACGTCCCTCTTGTTTTTCTACATACGCTTTATCCGCATATCTTCCGTCAGCCTGTTGTTTCGTATATACTTCGTTTTTTACTGCAGCAAGTTTAATTCCCTCCGTATTGGCGGAAATAAGGCGCTCTAATTCAGTTGTTTTCTGGTTGTAATCTAGTGTAGCTACTTTATTGGAAATATCTTCAATCATTTTATCAGCATCAGTTTGATCTTTCGGATGCAACCAAAATTCTGTAGCTACTTTACCTCGCTGTAACATCGGAAGGGCAGCTCGTATACGTCCGTTTCTTTGAACATAATAACGCCATCTAACCCACTCTTCATTAGCTGCAACCTTTGAAACCATCATCATTCTTGCCCAATCGCCTTGTTTAGCCCATTGGATTTCTACACGCTGCGTTCTCATTCTAGTTCCTTTTGTAGCATTCCAGAACTCAATTTCCATCCATGCTTTTTGATCCAATGAAGCTATATTGTCAGTAGCAAACCAACCTGAAGAAATAAGATCCTCACCATTTGTAACTGTTATAAATTCAGAAGCGGTACCAGACCAGTGATCACTAGTCTTTCCTGAGTAATCACTCCAGAAAGTTGCGTATCCTTTGTATTTTGAGTTTGGCTGAATGACAGTACCCTGGTTAATTGACCAATACTTGTTACCTAATTCAAGACCTGCGTTTCTAATTTCGTTGATAGAACCAATACCGCCTACATAGTTCTCAACATCTTTCATTTTCACTGTCAGATCAAGTGCATCAGAATGTTGTTTGATTGTAGATTGTGCTTCAGTAATTTGTTTACCTTGTACCGTTTGTGTTTCTTGTATTTTGGTAACGTTTTGAGAAATACCTTCAGCGGTTTTCTCTACTGCTGTTACACGTTTATCAAATCCACCCTGATTATTTTCTACTTTTGTTACTGTTTCTTTGATTCCATCCACACTTTTTGCAATCTCAGTTGTTTTATTTGTTAGAGTATTTGCTTGCTTTTCTACACTTGTTAACTTCTCACTAATCTTGCCTGCTTGCTCTTTAATTTCAGTTGTTGTTTTCTTCAGATCATTTGCAGTTTGTTGCACATCAGATATTGTCTTTTTTGTGCCTTCCACAGTTTGCTCGACTGTATTAAATTTATTGCTGATATCAGTATCTTTTTTAGTTAACGATTCAATAGATAATTTAAACCCGTTAGAATCCTGCTCAAACTTTGTTACCTTCTTATCAATTTCACCCTGTTTATTTTGCACATCAGAAATGGTACGACTAACACCTTGTAAGCTTTCTTTCACTTCATTAAATTGCCCTGTTGCTTGTTTTTGCGCTTCTTGAACCTTTTGATTTAATTCATTTTTTGTGGTCTCGATATCTTTGCTCACCTGTTCCAATGTTTCTTTCTTAACGGATTCCACATCAGGAACAACAGAATCCCATTTACCATCCTTCCACAATTTCAGAATACCAGGCTTACCTATACTGATATCTTGCCACAACGTTTTTCTATCCTTTAAGTTTTCTGTTGGTGGATTTATACCTTCAATAATATCAACGGTATTATTCTTCAAGCTTTCAGCCACTTGTTCAGCAATTTTCTTTGCTGCTTCCGATTCTTTTCGAATGGCTTCTGTTTCTGTTATGTTTTCTTGAAGCTTTTTATCTAACATATCTAGTAATTCTTTAGATGCTTTATTTGATAAGCTACCCATGATTTGTGCGTATAACCTATCGATAGGGCTTCGTGTATCTTTAATTTCACGATAATTACCAAAGATATATTTATCTTTCGATGGATCAGTGTCACATTCATCTGCTGCTATTAACCTAGCTTCTAAGAAAAGTGGTGGACTAAACCCTGTATCTTTTATTCGTACCGTATCTCCTTTACGAACCGATTCATGTGATAAACCAAACACTTTTTCAAGCGCTACTGCACTTACCTCATATGAAGTAGAACTATCAATTCGCTTCTTTAATTCTGCTTCGGTTAACTGTTTGAGTCGTTGCTTCGTCATGTCTTGATCTTCTGTTTGCGGTGAATACATATCGAATAAATGCTTGCCATCTTTTGACCAACGTTGCAAGGCATCATTATTTCCTACATAAAGTTTGCCATTGTTTATTTCTTCAAATGTGAGAAATTCACCAGTTTCACTATTTTGTGGACCAACACCTACAAGAGCGGTTACTACATCTTGACTATTCTCAATACGCCGGATGCCTTGTACATCTTTTCCTAACAAGAATTCTTTTCCGTTGTCACGTCCTACTTTTTTTATTAAATCTACATACCGACCGACAATAAAAGATCCCATTATTTCTGTTCTAAAACGAATCTCAAGTTCAAACGTAGATGCGATTTGTTTTAAGAGATCAAGCGGATTTGTAAAATCCTTAATAGGAATGGTACGTATACCAACAAACTCAGTAATCCCACGTTTCCACTCTGTACCTTGTAAAGCAAAGTCCGTAGATTCATTGACTGTAGTAGCTTGCAAAGTTTGCGGTTTAATTACGGTCGCTTTCTTTAGCTTTGTATGTTCACCAAGTGCGTAAATCTTCTTTGGACGACCTGTTGAATCTTGCTCTACTTCTGTAATAATGTATGAAACAAAAGTACCGTCACGAGTTTGTTTAACGACAAGGTTCTGTTGTATAAGTGATGCCGCTATCTTTGTACTATCAGCTGTTGCGAACTCAAATTTATCTTTGTTATCTTTAAGCTCCCATTGGCGTAAATCATCCCAATAACCCTGTTCTTTGATAACACCTATGATTTGTTCTGTTTTAAAATCCACAATGTGTAATAGATTATTTGCTTTACTCATCTGTAACGCTCCCTATACGTGACATCTACCTGTCCAATGTTGTTTGGGGATATTTCAATTTCATTCTTTCCTTTTTCAATACGTATATAGTCACTCATAAAATCCTTTATATTTATCGCATCTGCTCCGTTAATACGAATACTTGCATCCGATGAATCGATTTCTACAAGATCTCCTTTTTGAACAATATAAGATATTTGACGTTCTGTATTGCTATTCACTTTTTGTACTTTAATATCGTGTACAGCTGCAATTAATGATGGTGCATCATTAAACGAGCATATATGAATAACAATTTGAGCTACCTTTTTCATAAAGCTATTGCCCGTATCCCACCATTGGGCAAATTTTTCTGTATGGTAATTTCCTTTTTCATCGATTAAAGCAATATCACCTTGCCAATAGTTCCCCACTCGGGCAATGTGTAGACGACCATAAAAGTCATTCCAAGTTGTACGATAATAACCAGTTTCTGCTATAATCAGATGATTGTAGTCACCGTTTCCTGCCATAACCTCACCGAAATTCTCGCTAGAATTTCTATATGCATCAAACATACCTACTTTTCCAACTACAACGCTGTTTTCATCTAATAAATAAAGTTCTACACGTCCCATAGTTGCAGGGTTTAAATTTCGACACTCAACTATTGCATCAAGTGTGAAATCTTGTAGTGGTCCACCTGTAATGCTTCTTTTCACTGCTGGTCCGTGCCAAAATTGCCCTTGACCGTAATCAGATGGCATGATACGTGCGCCATCCGCTATCATTTTCCCTGCTACAATACCGTAATCTGAAACGAAATCTTTTCCCACTTCCGTCCAACCCACTAGAGAATTCGCTTTATCATGCATAACCAATTCATACCGACTTATTGGCGTTTCATCTATCTTAACTGGGTATCCTATACGAAAATGTTGATTTCCATTTTTATTTATAACGTCGATGAATGTGGACGGATTTTCTACCTGTATCTTGAATTTCGGTTCTGAAAACACACTGCCCTCATTCAAAGCATCCATTTTATTAATATTATTTGGTTCTAGTTTTGCTTTTGCATTTCGAATTGGTCCTAATTTGTAAGGCATTGGACAAATGAATTTGATTGTTCCTATTCCAAGTGTTACAAATTCATCCGGATCAAAGCTATCCTCCACAATCGCTAAATACGTTCTATTTGGTTCTACATCAAAAATAAGTTCTGTTGGTTGATCTGTTATTAGCCAACTTGCAATTTCTTCTTTCAGCTTTTCTAAGTTAGATCCATCAGGCACTATAATTCCTACCGGAATAGATAAAACACGCATTTCTGTTTGTGTGTTTAACAATCTTGCGCCTGGATATCCTGGAACGTTTAGAAAATTTCGTTTCAATGGGGCCCAAGTAGGTCTTTTCCATCCTTTCGCAATTTGAATAAAGCCTTTACGTATTTTGTTAAATGTAAAAGAACTCATGTTGACACCTCATTTCTTTATAAATTAAAGAAACCCAAACCTAAAAGGCTGAGTCTCTTTGTTTTTCTCTTTCTTGGTACTCGGTTGTATATCGATACGTACCACGCGCCACATCTCGCCCCTCTATAACAACAGGAACTTCAACAACCAAATCACCGCCAAGCATCGGAATTGCTCCACCGTCAGATGATCCAAATGAGTTATTAAATACTTGATTTGATACACTACTTGTCATAGCCTGTTTGCTATTTGACATATTTCCATACACACCACTCATAACAGTCTTTAATCCTGATAATTGACTCACAGAACTAGCCATCATACGGCTCATGTCACCCATCAATTGATTTATTTCTCCTGGCATAGCAAATTGTTGTCGTGGCATGGCTGCTACGATACCCGCGCCAATATCTCCAAGCGTCTTCTTATTAAGGGGAAGCACCGCTTCACGTCCCGCTTCTCCTGCGCCTTGTAGGTTTCCGCCATTCATTCCAAAGATAGTTGGTTTAGTGAAGATACCACCTTTCGCACGCCAGTCAATATTAATTCCAGATGGATAAGTAACGTCTTTCCCTAAAACATTTTTTGTGCTTGTTTGTAAACTAAAATGTGGAAGAGGTGGCATTTCAGGTTTTGGGATTTTTAATTTTAAATCACTAAAGAATCCCTTAATCTTCCCAATAAATTCTTCTACCTTACCAACTGCTTCTTTGATTGGATCAATGATGTTACGTTTAGCCGCATCGAATTTTTCTTGTGCTGCACTTTTTATAGCATCAAATTTTTCTTTCGCACTGTTATACATTTCACCGAATTTTTCTTTCGTAGAATTATAGGCTGAAATAACCGGATCAATAACATATTTATAAACTAATTGCCATGCTGCAAGTGTATAAGATTGGATTTTCGCCCAATTTCCTAATATCCAATTTGCTAAATCGTTTAACTTTTCTTTTGTTGCATTCCACAATTCTTGCACTGGTTGGATAACATACTGTTTTACCAGATTCCACGCCGCTGATGTATATGATTTTATTGTCTCCCATTGTGAATTTAGCCACGAAACTAAATCACTGAACTTTTCTTTTACTAAGTTCCAGGTGTCTACGACTGGTTGAATGATATATTGCTTAAATAATCCCCAGGCTACTTGTGCCACAGCTTTTGCAATTTCCCATTGTGTACCTAGCCAAGTAATCATTTCACTAATTGTTGTACTCACCCAATTGTAAGCTTCTTGAATTGGTTGAATAATATATTGACAGATTGCCGCCCATGCAATTTGTACTCCGGCTTGAATAAGTAGCCATCCAGCTTCTAAAACGGTAGAAACTGCTGAAATAATTGGATCTAAAACAGTAAGAATCGTGTTCCAAGTTTCTTGCCAGGCTTGTACGAGTGTTCCCCACAGTTCAGAAGCTGATGTAACTAAAGAAGTCCACCAAGTGGAAGCTGTTTCGACAATTCCAGACCACAAGCTACTAAAGAATTCACCTATTGGATCAAAGAAACTATGCATCATTTCTGTGAATGAAGCCCAAGCCCCTGAGAAAAATTCAACAATTGAATTCCATGTACTACTACATATCTCTCCTATTCCTGTCCATAAATCATTAAAAAACTGACCTATTGGATCAAAGAATGAATGCATTGTTTCTAAAAATGAATTCCACGCTTCACTAGATGATTGAACGATACCGTCCCAAAGTCCTATCAAATATTCTTTAATAGAATTCCAGGTTTCTATTGTCCAATTTTTGATATCTTCCCAGTTTTTATAAATAGCAAAACCAAGAGCAACAATAGCTGCTATGATAATTGGAACAATGGCGACAATCCCAGCTGCTACCAATGCTGAAACTTCTAAAAAGCTCATGACGGTTACAACTATAGGCGCGAGTGCCATGATTGCACCCGATATTATACCAATAGCTGTTGCTACAGCTGCTAATGTCGCTGCCAACTCTGGATTATTAGTAACCCATTCAGCGAATTTAGAAATGACATCCGCTACAATGCCTAGCAATGGTTCGAGAGCAACCTGTAAATCTTGCATAGCTTTTTGGAATTTTACCGCTGGGTTTGCATCCATCTTTTGAACAGATTCATTTAATTGATCTTGGTTTTGTTTCGTTTTATCTTGTACGTTAGCCAAACCTTTATAAACGGCAAGCATATTATTACCTTGATCTTCCCATTTTGTTTTAAAGATTTCTGTTGCAAGAGCATTTTGCAATGATTTGTCTTTTATTCCATCGATCCATGTTGCAACTTCAGCCATTGCTTTCGAACCGCCTTCACCACCATCAGCTACTGCTTTTCCCCACTCTTGCATTTTTTCAACAGATAAATCAGTGCCTTGTAGTAAATCGGACATTGCCTTTGGAACTTCTTGTCCAAAGGCAGCCATGTTGATTCTACCTTCCTTAACACCATCGTTGAGGTTGTCGATATTCCAGGTTTTAGTGTTTATCCCTTGTTCAAAAATGGATTGTATTTCTTTAGCACTAAAACCAGCGTTTTTCATCTGCATTCCGTACTCTGCTACTGTATCTAATTGTTCTGGTGGAAATCCTGCTTTTAATAGAGAATTCATTAAAGCTAAAGCTTGATCGTTTGATACCCCTATACCTGCAGCTACTTCATTAGCTTCTTGAATTAACTCAGTAAAATCTACTCCTTCATAAGAGTTAGCAATAACTGCCGCCCCTTTTACAATCGCTGCATTCGCTTCATCGCTAGCATTTTTATTTAACGCCCATTGTCTACGTACACCCTCTAAAGATGCCTCTGCATCAACACCATAAGCCGTAACACCTCTTACAGCTTCTTCTACTGATTTCTTCGAAGACTCTGGGACATCAAAAGTGATATCAATCTTTGTTTTTAATTTGGACATATCAAGTGCTTTTTCGATTGTCCCGGCAATTCCGCCACCAGCTACCATTGCACCAAGTACATTTTCTAAGCCTATATCTAATTCTTGAAATTCTCTTTCTGTCCTTTGGGCTTCTTGTTGTAAGTCTCGTAATTCATTTCGTACTTGTTGTATTGAATTACCAGCATCCACAGATCGTAGCGCTCGTTGTAATTTTTCAATATCTGCTTCGGTTCCTAATGCTTCACGACCAATAATCCCAATTGCTTGTTCTAATTGGCGACTTGTAGCTGTTCCACTTTTAATTGCATTCACAAGACGATTTCCTAATGCTCCTGCAAAATCATCAACGCTTTTTCCTGTAGCTCTAAACAATGTTTCTAGTTGTCTTGTAGTACTTGCTACATTCTCTTGCTCAGCTTTCATGTTTCCTAGTTTATTTTTAAGACCATTAAGTGACCCTTCTGTAAATTCAATTTCACGCCTGAATGCACGATATTGCTCTTCAGAAATTTTACCGTTTTGAAATTGAGCTTGTACTTGTTGTTCCGCTGCTTTTAATTTATCTAACTTCTGTGTTGTATTTTCAATTTGTTGTGTAAGTAATTTTTGTTTTTGCGCTAATGCTTCCACATTACCAGGATCAAACTTTAATAAGCGCTCAACATCTTTTAATTCTTTAGCCAAAGCATCACTTTGTTTATTTACATCTTTTAAAGCATTTTGTAACGGCCCGGTATTCCCACCGATTTCTATCGTAATCCCTTTAATTCTTCCTGCCATTTTCTCACCTCATTTCTTAGAATGAATCAAAGTCTTTTTGACTCGCTTTTCTAATTTTTTCTTTGTCTGGATTCTCCATTTCACCAAACTCAGCAATGTAATCAAAACAATCACCGATTGTCATGGTTTCTAAATCCCAATGCGTTAATTTTGCTTTATAACAAAGAGCAAGGAACAAATCAGTGGTTAATTCTTCATCACTGAATGTCCCTTGCTTTTCATCATTTCCTATTTTTTTTTTGCTCCCATAGTAACTTGAACTAGTTCCATTATGTCTGGCATGATTTCTTCAATTGGGAATTCTTCAAATTTATCCAGCCACGTCATAGGATCAGGAATACTTGGATCAGCCGTTTTAGCGAATAACCAGGTCAAATCATAAACAAGCTCAAAATCAACTTTACTTAAATCAAGATTAGATGTATCGATAGGTTGTTGTGATCCATCTGGTGAAGTTAACGTACTAATTGCCCCTAACCCCATCATATCTGCAAATAAATTACGTCTGAATTGTGCTTTATATCGTTTAACTGTTGCTGCTGTACTTTTTAATTTAACTTGTTTTCCATCTATTGAAATTGTCTTTTCCATCTACTTATGCTCCTTTCGGTAATGCAGGTACTTTTGTATATACTTTCTTGTACCAAGTATCATAAATCGCTTGTTTTGATTTAGTTGTAGTTTTCGTTTTAACCATACGTTTTCCGTTAATATCAATAGGGCTTGATACAAATTTAAGTTCATTTGTGTTAGGCTCTGCTGAATTTGTTTTCGTTTTAGATGCAAGTGTCGGACGACTTGCTGAACAGTTGAACATAACGTGGCGCGTCGCTCGTACATCACCATCAAATTCGAATAGTAATGCAAATGGTTTCCCTTTTGCATCAGCTATTTCGTTTAAAACGCCGTCTTCTTCGTCTAATTCTTCTCCTAATGCATCAATAGCAAATTGCTCTGGAATAGTCGCAATAGATAGCGTTCCATCGTAACCCTGGTTATTACTTGCTGCATAGTAAAGCATGTCATCCGCGTAAAATTCAATTAAATCCCCTCGTGGATCAAACGTTAATTCAACTGCACCTGGTAATGGAATTGGTGCGCTAAATGTCACTACGCCATCTTTTATATCGAAAAGTGCATAATGGACATTTTTCAAACCAAAAGCTACTTTGTTTTCATTCATTTATATCGACCTCACTTCATATATTTTTTGATACATTTTTTCAGATTCAATAATCCCTTCAATCGGTGATTCATAAGGAATTTCATGATCGTCTAGGACTTTTTCAAGTTTGGCTTCAGCAACTAAATCTTTTTTAGTTGTATAAAGCTCTATATTTAAATCATTTATCTTGTGATAGACTTTGTTATCAGCCATGAGATTTGCTGATCCATCTACAAGAAAGCAAATATAAGGTGGTGCTGGCACTGACTTACCTGGCGTTGCTGTGAAATGCGAATAAGCCACAGGATAGCCTGTAGCTTCAAGGATTTTTGTTAATTCACCTAATGTCATTGCCCAACCGCCCTTTCAATACGTTTTGGCAATTCATCAATTACATACTCTTCAACTGGACGAATATGAACTTGTGCTGGAACTCGACCACCACCGACTTTCGCATGTCCCTTTTCTAAAAGATGCGTTAATTGTCCTTGTATATTGTGGAGGACAACGCCATTACCTTCTTTTTTCTTACGCCAACCTTTACGATAAGTACCTGTTTTTTTAGGGCTACCTTGCTTTAACTTACCGACAGCAATATCTCCCACTTCATCAATTTCATTTTCTAAGTTTTCTTCCACAATATTCGCATATCTTTGTAATTCACTAGCAAGCTCACTCGCAAAATCATTCATATCAAGTATGCTCCTTTGCGATAATAGTCAATGTTTGATACATTTCATCGTCATTCATTGGCGGTTCGATAATATCAAAGATACGATTTTTCATATTAACTCGCATTTCTTCTGTAATTCCTGATGTATAAGGGATTACAAAACGATAGATCCGAGTAGCTTGTGAAGCTGAAGCTTCAATATACTCAGACCCTTTTACCGTTTTTATCATTGACCATGCTTTTTTAACTTCTTGCCAAGATGTTTCGATTACTTGGTTTAATTCATCTTTTATTACTACAGGTTGTTCAATGCTAATTCGATTTCTAAAATCACCGGAATTCAGTGGTTTTTTGTACTGAAAAGGACGCATATTAATCACCGTCCAATTTTATTTCTTCTAAAGCTTTTGCAATGCCAAAACTATTAATTTCGGTTAAAAAATTCTTAGTAAAATACTCAAGTGCATCATTGTAAACATAACGAGAACGCTCAAAAACTAATTCTTTGAACGTCACATCTTTGGTTATGTCATACGATCCACACACTTTTATTAGAGCCTCATTGGATGCAAAAAGGATACGTCTTAGGTTATCGTCTTCGTCATCACCTAATCGCATCCTATCTTTGAATTGCTGTAATATTTCATTTGAAATTACTGTATCCATTCACATCATTCCTTATTTAGTTGCTGGTGGAGTCGGTGGTGCAAAAGAAATCTTCAAATCATAAACAAGAGCTGCTTTATTATCTTTTGGTTTACCATTAGCAAACTGTTTGATCGTATAAAGCGTAGCATCTTCAATCGCTAAAGTTTGATCGAACTTTTTAAGTTTGTATCCACCAGCGATTGCTGCAAGATATTGACCTTTTACAAAGAATAATGCTTTCCCAACTGGAACTTCTTCAGATTCAACAGTTTGAATGTTATAAGGCAATGCCATTACCCATTGACCCGTTGCCGTTTGGATTGTATTACGTGCTTGTACACCAATTGAATCCACAGGATTTACAACCATTACAATATTATTTAAAACCTTACGAGACTTTCCTTTTCCATCAACAGATAAAGCTTTTACTACTTCATAAAGTTCACCAGCAATTACTTCACCATGTTCAGAAGGAGCAAATGTTAATGTACCAGATGATTTTTTATCAGTAACCGCGCCTGTAGTTGCATTTACATCTTTCATTAAACCTACTGGTTGATGTGCTACAGCTCCACCACCATTTACAAAACCAAACTCTAAACCTACTGAATAGGATTCTACCAATAAAGTTCGAACATAACGTTCAACCCATTCTGGTCCAAGGTCTAACATGTCATTTGGGATTGCTGCGAATGCAGTTAATTTAAGTTGACCAATCTTTTCTTCTCGGAACGCAGCATTCACTTGCCCTCGAATGTCACCAAATAACTCACCCCATGCATATGCTTTTGTCGCATCAGAATAAATGAATTTTGTAACCGCGCCTAAATCTTGTAGACCTAAAGCATCGAGTAATGGATGCTCTTTAACTAAATCTTCAAATACACGTTCTTGTGTAGTTACTGGTAGAATAGAACCTTCTTTAAATCCACCTTCTTGTACAACTGCATTGAAGAATTTTGTTTCCGCTGCCGTTAATACATTTTGACCGCGTTGTTGGAGAATAGAACGATCTAACATTTCATCATTTACTTGATTACGGACCGTGTTAATTACATCCGTTTGCATTGCATCAAAGAAATTTTCAAAAGCAGTTGATTGTTCCTGTTCTGTACTTTCAACGTTTGTTAAAGCATCCGTTAATTTTGCTTTCGCCTTATTAAATGCTTCAGACTTATTAAATTTAATTACCATTATGTGTTTCCCCCATTTTTTATAATTTTAAAAAGAGCCCTTTAATCCCACCATTTTTAACAGGTTTCGGATTTGGCTCTTTTGGTTGTTCTTCTATGTTGTTTTGTAAATCATTCAGGATTTCTTTTTTTAATCCTGATAATGCTGCATTTAAATCTTCTTTTGTAATTCCTTGACCTTTGCTCATTGTTCCATTTCTAAAACCATCGATTACTTTCTGTGGAAGCATGGCAGAAGTGGCACTTGAAGCTGTCATTTTAACTGGATTCTCCATAAACATGATTTCATCCACAAAGCTATTTTCTAATGCTTGTTGTGGGCCCATCCAAGTTTCTTCAGCCATCATATTAAGTAGCTCCTCTTCAGATTTACCACTTTTAATGACATAGGCATTTACAATTGCTCGATCTGTTATTTTTAACATCTCAGCCGCCTTTTCCATGTCACGATGATCTCCACCATGCCACTTAGCAGCGTTGTGAATCATGATTTTTGCTGTTGGAGAAATTCGAACTTTATCACCGGCCATAGCAATTACAGAAGCTGCACTTGCTGCTAAACCAACAATTTGAACTTCCACATTACCAGGATAATTTTTTAATGCTGTGTAAATTTCCGAACCCTCATCTACATAACCACCAGGACTATTGATTGATACAATTAAATCCTCACTATTTGCGTTATCAAGTTGTTTTGTAATCTTACCTGGGCTTGTAGCATCCATTTCAAACCAATCATAGATCCAAGCTTCATCATTTGAAATAATCGGCCCCTTAACGTCAATTTTCACCGTCATTTGTATTCTCACCTCCTTCTCCAGCATTCATTTCAGCATAGTTTTTTGTAATATAATGTTTGTTTAAGTTAGGGTCATCCGAGATATCATAACCAACTTCTAATCTCACTTCGTTGCCTTTAAAAGCACCTGAAGAAATGAGCTTATCGATACTTTCCGCAAGCTCAAATATAGTCTGATAAGAAATAGATTTAACCTCAACTCTTTGCCCTTCAAGATACTCATTCATTTCAAAGAATTTCACGTTTACTTCATCAGAAATCTTTTTTAACAAAGGTTTTACTGTGAAATTCATGTAGTTTTTCGTTTGCTTCTCAATATCAGCCATTTCACCATATATTAAAGCTGTAGGTATACCCATTGCCATCGCTACTTGATTTAAAAAGCCATTTGTTACTTTATTTATTTCTTCCACACTAGGACCATTAGCAGAACCATTATAAACTTCTTTGTACTCAATCCCTTTTTGCTGTGGAACAATAGCAATATCTTTATCGCCAATTGCCTGATACATATTATTTATAAATTCTTGTAACTTTTTAACTTGTTCTTCTGATTTAGCACCAATCATATCCATATCGACTGTTCCGCGAATTTGATTTTTTCGTTTCTGAGAACTTAAAATTCTTCCGAATAAATCGCCATAATCAGCAAATAGTCCATCAATAAGTGGTGATAACTTATCATTTCGATATTTCAAATGTATAACTTCACTTTGTTTAAAACTTCTCTTAAATTCATAATCTTTTACTACCACATTTGTAAAAGTATCCTCAAAAACAGCATATTCATTATGTTGAAAGTCATCCGCAATAAGTAAATCCTCATCATCAGCTTGTATGACTAGGCACTCGTTATCATAAACAAGCTTCTGAATAAACTTTTCCCAAAAGGAGCTGGCTGTCATATTCTTATTTGGTCTGACATTTAACCGGTAGTAAAGCTCATTTGTTTCAAATGTTTCACCATTTTTAACTCTAAATTCTGACTGACTAATTGTTCTTCCTAAAAATGATATACAAGTATCAATCGCCAATCGCTTCATGTGGACTCTGTTTGCTGTATCCATGAACAGTTCTAAATCAAACATGAATGCTATTTCTTTATTTTTGTTTAATACATCACTGATCCATCCAATGATTATCAACCCCTTTTTTAAAATTTAATGTCACCTATAATGAAGTCTGTTACTTCTTGTATTTCATCAGCTCTATAAAGAGCGTGGACAAAACATTGGAAACCATCCGTTTTTCTACGAACAGGCTCTTTCTTTTCATATACTTTATTGCCATCACCTTTGATAACAACCAATACGTTTTGTGTATACCAACGCATCATTGGATTATCATCAAAAATGATTTGTTTATTGGCAAATGCCATTTCAATTCGTGGTGCTAGTAAACTATGAATTGCTCTAGGATTCCTTATAACTTCTATTTCAAAGCCTTCCGCTTCTAATAGTGGCCTTATTGCTTCCATACGGAAATTATCGGCAATTATTTTTTTCAATCCGTAAGAGTCACGCATTTCAACAAACCAATCAACAATATGTTGAGGATTAATTGTTGGTTCATCCACAACAGTTAATAAGCCCTGTTCTTCCCAATCTTTTATTGGTGCGAACTTTTCTTTTTTGAACTCCTTCGCTTTTTTAGAGTAGCCATAGTAAATATCAACAAATTCTTTCCGAACAAAAGAATGCGTTTTGAAAATATACTCACCATTTACTCTAAACAACAGACCACAGGCAGCAAAATCCCTAATACTTGCAAAGTCTAAAGCTCCAATACAATCACGACCATACAAATCGGGAAAAGGACGACTTGTAGCTTTAATCTCTTCCCACTTTGCAACCGAACGTTCTAAATCTGAAACAGGTAAATTCATTCGTTTTGTCATGAATTCAATTCGGTTGTCTGGATCGTCTTCTAAATCCTCGTATTCTTCCTTCATCGTTTCGAATAAGCCTTCAGCATATTCACTTAATGGCTTTGATACCATAGGATTCGCGAGTTCCCATTTGTCTAAATCATCAACTTCTCTTTCATCATTAAGCTTACAAATAAAAGGAAAGACAGCGTTTGGACGCGCTTCACCTCTTAAAACTTTCATTGCTTTTTCTTTTAATTTATCTAAGAAACCATCTCGTACATACCCATCTGTCCCAATATAAAACTCACGGGGATTCTTTCTTTTCCCCAAGCCGCTGATATGGACGCGGACATCTTTATTACTTTCATATCGATGTATTTCATCGAAAACAACCGCACCGTCTCGCAAACCATCTTTTGTATCTCCGTTTGATGTTCTAAACTTCAATACACTCGCAGTTGCCTTTGACGCGGTTTGTGTTTCAGTTGCTTTGAATGCCTTTTTTAATGTTTCATGTCTGCGAACCGTTTTCTTCACTTCATCAGGACTTGTCTTCGCTTGTTCTTCACTATTCGCAACAACAGATATGTTATATTCAGGTATTCCATGTAATTCACTAATTAAAAAATGAGCGATAACCGATATTAAACCATTTTTACCGCCACCACGCCCTAGCATCCACAAGAACTTACGATAAAATACGCGGCCATTTTTCTTATAAAGTAAAAAAACGAATGCTATTAAGAATTTTTGAAATGGCTGCAAAGGAAAATACCACTTCTCACCGAAGTTGATACAATCCTGAATCATTTCATCATCAAAATACAAATCGTCTCTGTTTAAAACATATTTTTCTAGATATCCAATTAACAGTTCTCTTTCTTTATTGAACTTTACTTTCCCACTTCGATAAAGTTCAATATATTCTTCTACATATTTTTGCTTAATCATGTAAGATCACTTTTGTTATAACCTGTATTAGGGATAGTATTCTTAACAACAAACTTTATATCTCTCCCTAACGCAATTAAAGAACTGTTAATTTTATTCCTCTCACTTATAAGAGGGTGGGCCTTAACGAAAACTTGAGTTCCATTTTTTATTGTTACGGATTCCCCTTCTTTCGTTATCGTTTTATTAATTTTTCGAAATGCTTTAACTAGATCAATATAGCGTTCTACCTTTTCAACTTCAACTAAATCTGTCGTATCAATACTATTCATAAGCTGTTCCTTTAACTTTACAATACTAACAGCCATCTACCCACCCCCCTTACGCGCGTATTTTCGAAAAAAACCTGACAGTTAACCCCCTCCTCCGGTGCCCCTAAGAGCATTTTTTGATGAACTTTTTTAAGGGGGGGATTGTTTCTAAATCATCTTTACCACTTTTCATCATTTTCCCATTTATTCACTTTCCTTTTGAATGTTCTACCGTGTTCTTTATTATGGCAATCCACACAGACTGTTTCTAAATTATCTATTTCTAATGCAAGTTCTGGATGATGTTCTAGTTCTTTTATATGATGGACAACGAGTTGTATCTTCTTACGCTTTGCACTCTCACTGTATTCATTGGTATCTGTTTGAACACGTCCGTTACGTTTACACTCTTGGCATTCATAGTTGTCACGCTTCTTTACTTGTTCTCGTATACTCTTCCATTCACCGCTGTCATAGAACTTACGCTTTTGTTGTTTAGTTTTATATTCTTTCATAAAGCTTTCCTCTCATAAAAGAACTTAGCTACACTGAAACCGAAAAAGACATACCAAGATGGAGATAATAAAAAGATAACAGCAATCGATATAACAATTGTCGCTATCAACCATACAGCATCGTCCACATTCTTATATGCAACTTCGCATATCGATGTATACAACTTGATTGTTGTATACATTAAGCCGACGATAAGTTAAGCTAATATCCATAACATTCTATCTCACTCCTCTTAGTCTTGACCGATCAATCACCCATGTCTTGCCAATCTTCTTTGCTACAATCTTTTCTTGAGCACAAAGGTTCTTAACATAACTAGATGATATATTAAGAATAGATGTAGCTTCATTCGCACCAATTACATTGTATAAGTCACTACACATCCATCCTCACTCCTTATTCTTAATAAATTCATCAATTGTTTTATCGAGCAAACTAATCAGTGTTTCTCTTCTTTGTTTGGGTATTGTGTTGTCTTCCATTGCATCAAAGACTGGAATCGCACTTTCTAATTTATTCTTATCAATACTTTCATTTACAATGTCTTGTCCAAGCAATGGAATTAATGTACCAATTGCATTCCCTTGTTCCTGTTTGGTTAAGTTAGTTAGATTCATCCTTCATCCCTCCAAAATAAAAAACACCCGAATGGGTGCTATTCATTAATTAAAATTTTCCTTGGCTTACTTCCTTCGTATGGTCCAATAACCCCATTTTCTTCAAGACGATCAATAATCTTAGTTGCAGTTACGTACCCAATTCGGAATCTACGTTGTATCATAGATACTGATGCAGCTTGCATTGCGATTACACATTCTTTCGCTGGTTCATATAAGCTCTCTACAACCTCATTAATCTTATATTCCATTTTTTACTTCCTCCCTTTAAATAATAAGAATCATTGAAATTAGTGCTTTTTATCTCAATATAAAACCACATACTCATATTATTTTTTTATTATTAATCTATTCAATAATTATTAAATCTCAGCAGGAAAAAAGGAAATAATTGTCGAATCCTTTATTTTTTAAGAGAGTTTTCTCTTTTTTGGAGGTGATTCATAAACTTGTAATAAAAGTGTCCTATCACACTTTATAGTACCGTTTCCTACAGAATAAATATGATTATCTATTTGAAATACAGTGCCAACAGATAGCGTTTTAGACTTCTGACAAATACTTTTAATTGAAAACTCTCCTAGAAAAGAAAAATTCTTAATACTACACACATTCAGAGTCTCATCACCTTTTGAAAGGAAGATAACATGTCTAAATCAAAATTAACATTAAGCGAAAAATTATCCCTTTTTCACCCTTATTTCCAAAAGAAAACAATGCTACAAAAACTTAAATTTTATAATGTTTTTCCCGAATTTAATCAAGTCTACAATGAATTACGTCAAGAAAATAAAAATGACCAAAACAGCAATGAATCTATACCCGATTATATAATTAAGACTTTAATTTATGGTGTAGAACATAATATTATTAATGAATCTAATCTAGATGATATACTCTTTTCATTATTAGAGGATTCGCTTTTAAATTCATATTTATTCAAACTTGATACAAGCTCATTTAATTTAAACCAATCCAATTTTTCTCAACAATTATTTCAATCATGGAATATACCCAAACAACCAAAAATTCTAAGTAACATAGATAAATCAGATACTCATGAAGACTTTATTATTTGTGGATATAGAAAAATCGAAGATGAACAAATAGAGCTTCTTAGACTACTTTTATTAGATACAAAAGTACTAAATACAGCATCTAAAAGAAATGAGTCCAAAAAAATTATTTTCCCTACAATTATAGATATTGATTTTATCAATGAACTATTACACATTCGCTTGCGTGACGTTGACAATATTGTAAAAGAATCTCCAGAATTCAGTACAATGTCTGGAAGAATTAAAAATACTCTAACTTTTTTAGATCGCTTTAATCCAGAAATTAAATACACACCATTTAGTAAATTTAAAAATAAGCTTTTTGATTTAGAAGAGCTCCTATTAGTTAATAAAAGGAATATTGTGAATGAAAAATTATCCGAATCTACAACAGAAATCGAAAATTTCACCAAGGTTATCTGTCAAAGATATTCTGTTCCTCAAAATACTGATATAGCACCAAAAGACTATATTTCTAACGGTGTTATGTCAATAATTGCATCAACACTAAATGATAGTGAGTTAGGAGATGTAGTTGGAATAAAATTTCGTAATTCAAGACATGAAAAGGACTTGAATTATGCAGAAATAAAGATTATGGACAACGGTGATAAATGTATATCAACCAACAATCTTTATTGGCTCAATCTACCTGTTTTATTAAATCGAAAAGCCATTGAATACTTAAAAATTCAAAAGACACTCCCTTCTGGATTCGCAACTGTACATCTAGAATATTCACTTGATACTGCAAACATTAAAATACTGCAAAAAAGCAAGAAAAAAACAAATGAAAACAAACAAGCAACTCAAGAGAAATATGATGATTTTATTAAATTCATCCTACCAATTATTAAATCGTAATAATAGATATTCCGAAAATAAAGATTCTCTAATCTGATTATACTTTCACTAAAAAGCCATCTACCATTAGCTGGCTTTTTAAGTTTTAATAATCTGTTTACTTAACATAACCTCTCTAGTATCTTAAATTATTCACAATATTTCCCCTTAAAATTTAAATGAATGTATTTTACATTTTCCCTTTACAAAAAACGTTCTCTCACCAAAATAAAAAGCACCCGAATGGATGCTTTTTCATTAAGTATTAATTTGTACTCTAATTACGGTACATGAAGTTTTATTCTTCTTCCAATTACTTAATGTTGCTACATCCATCTGTGGAAACATTGTTAAGTAACTGGAAGAAGAGCAAAAGCTCTCCTTAATAACGGTATCATTCAATCATTACCATCTGCTGGTTTCGGATTTTATATGCCGCCATAATGAAGCCGTTTAGAATTTTAGAAACAACATAGTGAGTTGTGTTTTCCGCCACTTCTCACAATAAAAATATATCACGTTGATTCCAAAATAACCGGCACATTTACTGCCAAAAAGCGGTCACCACTCTGCCACGTTTTTTTCTTTCGATAAGATGAATTGTAAAAAACTATTGCCATAGTGTGTTTCATATATATGGCTAGGATTAACAAACTCATATTCTCCTTTTCCTTCTCCTATTGGTACTCTATCTATTCTAAGTAATCCATAACTCTCTAATTTAGCATCGATACCTGATATAACAGCCACCTCTTCTGTAATAATTAAACCCGTGTGAAAACTACCAGTTATTCCTACAAGGTCTAAAAGCCTTCTAATGTCTTTATATCTTAAATTCCGTAATGTGTCATAATAATTTATCACTATACTCTCTTCGGATTTCTCTTCAATAAAAACATTTTCAAATCCGTTTAATATCAAATTAATTTTTGCATCTTCATGTTCTTCAATTAGATCAGCTAAAACAATTGGGAATATCCTCTCCGATATATATTCGTTAGCAAGAGTACTATCATGTGATAATTGACTAATCTTTTTAAGTTGTGAGCTATGCTCTTTCATTCTTCTTTCTAACCTATTAAATTTACGCATATTGTTAAAAGTACTTAAAAACGGTATATAATCCATACCTACACTAACTAAACCATCTAATCCAAATTCTTTAGCTATAGCTAAAACCCCTTGCGTATTATTCTCACTCAAATCCTCATCCCCTTTGTTAATTAACTGTTTTAATCATACACTTTAACTGTTTACATATAAATAACAGTTACCCATATCTTATATTGTGTGTAACTGACCCTATCGTGAAATCCCATGGTATCATTGATTTCATTTTACTTTCTCTTTTGAGTTACACAGTACGAAAATTATGAGTAACTGTATAGGGATACCACCAGTATTTTGCAAAATAACCTACGCTATGAGGAAAAATAAAATAAGCTGTCCATGTGGACAGCTTATTTACATAATTATCGTTACTGGAAGTGAATAGTTTCAGATTAAAATGAACTAAATAATCAGGGGAACGGTCAAGTCCAAACCGAGTTCTGTATGTAACATATATTGATTAAATGTATTGATAAAGAAAGTGAGGCTAACACAAATGAACACTTCCAATCAATTTAACCCTCCTATTCTGTTTATCCCAAAAGAGAAAGAATGTTACGAAAAAAGAATATCTGTCTTGGTTTCCATCAAGATAGATCCTAAGACTTTATCTCTTTGTTCAAGTTTGAGCCATCAGTTTACTGCGACAGGTATGTATTCTGACAAATCAACTAGGGACATTACAAAACTTGTAGAGTGGTACTCTAGCAATCTTTCAAGTGCAATAGTTTCAAATGAGGAAGAAACAAAAGGTTTGACTACAGCAATTAATACTGGGGAAGCTCAAATTTTTGCAAGATTAGACGGAATCATGAGTTCGGATAGTTGTCTCACCGTTACTGAACCAGTGGTTCAAATGACAAATTTAAAGGGATCCAATGATTATACGTTGGATATAAATAAAACAGTTTCTACGACTGAGACAACCAGTATGAATTGTCCTAGTAGAACTTTCGTTTTTGGTAAGGGCGTCTTACTGCTTGAGAATGATGTTGCTTCCTATGATTTCGCCAAACAACTTTGGTCACTCACTCAATATACTGTTGTGCAGATATCTCCATCAATTATCAAAGATCAATACACTACAGGTGAACAACTGGCAGCGGATTACTGGTGTGTTTGGATTGGAATTCAAGGGAATATTACTGATCTGGACGTCATGGCAATGATGAAACCAGGAGGAATTATTGATGAATTCACCAAGCTTGGTGGGATTTTCATTGTACACGATACCGATACTAATCCAATAATTGTAACATCTTCTGAAGGACTTGAGTTCATTGGGGGGAAATCTGAGTCACTAACACAATTTTCGAAGCTTGTACAAATACCTTTGTCCTTTGAGTATCTTCGAACATATTTATATATTAACTCTATCAAGAAAGAAGGTGACTCTATGGCTCTTGAAACTAACTGTGAGACTTGTACTCCTCCTGAAGGTTCCACATCGATTCTTACTGTGGATATACCAGGTGGTCTAGCAATTAATCTATTGGGGATTCATATCGAAGCTTGCCCGATCTGCGTTACAGTATTCATTGATGGATCCGATACACTTACATCTCAACAACAAGATATCGCAAATAATCTCATCAAAATCGTTCAGAATTTAGTTCCAAATATTCCTGGTGCTTAAAGGGAAATAGTTTGTAATTTAATACAGGGCTTGACCCCAAAAAAACGGTCGAGTCTTTTTTTATTTTTTTCCAAAATGCTGCGATACCCCTAGATTTAAAAAGAAATAAGCAATGATTAGATTTTAAATCTAGTCATTGCTTTATCCATTGCATCTTGGTTTACACCTATATAACGTAACGTGACCTTCTCTGACGAGTGATTGAATATCTCCATGAGTAATGCTATGTTTTTCGTTTGCATGTACATATGGTAACCATATGTCTTTCTCAGCGTATGTGTTCCTATTTCATCTAACCCAAACTCTGCCGCTGCCCCGCTTAATATCTTATATGCCATGCTACGACCAATTGGGCGATTCTTGCCTTGTCTGCTTTGTAATAAATACTCTTTGTCTTCTCTTTCTTCTATAAACCATTTCAGTTCTCTTTTTAATGCTGCAGTAATTTGTATTCGTTTCTGTTTCCCTGTTTTCTTTTCCCTCATAGATATATGACTGCCTTTGACATCTCCTACCTTTAATTTCAAAATATCTGAGATTCTAAGGCCTGTATTAATGCCCATAATGAAGAGGATATAATTACGTAAGCTCTTTTCCTTAAAATACGCTTTTAGCTGCTGTATTTCTTCTGTATCACGTATTGGTTGAACGAAGTTCATTATTCATTACCTCCAGTTCCTTCAGTCTCATAAACTTCTAATCTAAGAGCAAAAGCAAGTTTATAAAACACTCTAGCCTTAACACGTCGATAAGTACGCTCGCTCATACCAATTTCGTTATAAACCATATAATCACATACATCTTCATCTTCTAAATAACGCTTAACGATAATATTTTTTTGATCCTTTCCTGCACGCCCATTACCCAAACGATTTAGGAATTGATCGATATGAAATGACGTTGTCTTAATCCACTCTTCTCGTTCACTTTGTTGTATATTAGCCATCGCTACATCTTCTAATGGCTTTCCTACATCATTTGTAGGTCCGTGATATCTAATTTCATAAGAAGGAGTGACTTTCATTTCTTCACGCATCATTCCAAACTGTCTATATAAACGTACATTTTCGAGAACACCTTCTAATTTTTTCTGCGTTGCTACTCTATCAATTTTTGGTAAGAAAGATAATTGTATAGTCATGTAAGACCACTCCTTTTTATTTTTAAATTACTTTTGTCTTATAGCTCCACGTCTACGTTCATAACAAGGTCTATGCATCCCCATTAAACCCTCAATTTCACGAGTGCTTAATTTCTCTTTTCGTTTTTTCTTAGCTTGTTTTGATTTCTTTTTCCATTCACGTAGCTGACCCTTTAACACCTTCATTTCCCCATCTCCCTTTTCAAAATAAAAAGGACACCTATTCCTAAAACAGCTTTTTTTGCTGCTTTAATGAATTGGTGTCCTCTAGTTTTCTAGCCGGACGATATTTGATTTTTCTTCATTAAATACATCTACCCCCTGAATAAAACCCAATATTCCGTCAATACTGTAAATAGGCTGTATGCCATAACTCAATTGAAGTATTTTTCTCTGTATCTCCTTGTATTGAGCAGTTAGCTTTTGCTAGCTGCTTTTTTGTTAATCATTCTTTTAAGAGGAACCAGTTATATACATAATAACTCAAATAAAATCCATACTATATTTAAGTTAGGTCTTAAAATCTAGAACCCTTATTCCAAACTTAGACCTAATTGATCGCTCCTCTCCCTTCCCTGAAGTAGCTAGCTTTTGCTAGCTTCTTTTTTTATTAAAACGAATAAAATTCGATATTCTAATAATACTAATCACAATACAACTTGCTTCTTACCCAAGTTGTATCTACTTGAGCAGTTAACTTTTGTAAGCTGCTCTTTTATTGAATAAATTTCTAATACAAGTAAACAATATAGGTACACCAAGGTTGAATACGAATGACCATTGAGTTCTTCTTATTCACAGAGCAGTTAGCTTTTGCTAGCTGTTCTTTTTATATTGAACTAATAATAAAATTTTGTTCTTTTTTCATATTTAAAACATATAAATTTAACCTCAACAGTTAGCTCAAAAAGTTACCTCCTATCGTGTGAGCACCATATAACGGTGCTCTTTTTTATTCTCTACAAAATAAAATTTTCATCTAATGCGAAATGTTGAGCACACTCCTGTACAGTTATACATATTAGGGATTCACCCTTATAAATGGCGTACTCCTTTAACTCCATTACCCAACTCCCCTTTGCTCTAAAATTTAAGATCATTTTCACTTCCACATAATATTTTAAATTCTGCTTATACTATAGCTGTAACTTAAAGTTACACATCTTAACTTGTAGGGCCTAATTTTCCTTTATACAACAAGTAGTTAGCTAATTACGCTGACTGCTTTGTTGTACAAAATGAAGTTTTAATTTAATTTTATTTCCTACATATTTTTTTCGAATTCTGTTTATACTATATTTGTAACTTTTCGTTACAACTTATATCTGTATCCAGTGAAACTTCTAAAATTGTACAATAGAGCAGTTAGCTACTTCAGCTAGCTGCTTTGTTGTGCTGAATGAAGTAGCTATAAAAAGCTTTCTCAATATCCAAATCATGGAAGTTGATTACCTTTTATGGTAATGTATTGGTAATCCTGTAAAGGTTTATTGTTTCATTAAAAGGACCCGTCCCCCTAATCGGGTCCTTTTAAATGTTCCTTACTAAAATAGCGTTTGTATACTAGTTTACAAGCCGTTTCTTTTCATAGAAATACAACATAGTATAAAATACAGGACCAAGCTTTCTAAAAACTTGTCCGAGTTAATTCTTAAAAAGAGGTGAACATAAATGCCTATCGTTAAGCCTTTTATAGCTGGAAGACGATTTGTAAGTACAGCAGCAACAGGAACAGCTGCTGGAGCGGATTTAACTTTTGCTAACACAGACTTCACTGATGACACTGGTGCTGTAACAACATTCCCTGCTTCTTACGCTTATTTCACGCTTTATATTAATGGTGTTATTCAAACAGGTGATACTATTACTGGTGTGACTACTACAGCTGCTACTATTGTAGGAGGAGCCGTCCTAGATGGAGGTACTCCTATTGCAATTGAATTTACTATAACGTAACTTTAGTTGTCTTTTTAGAGGTTTCATTAAAAGAAACCTCTAATTTTAAAAACTGACATTAACTTTAGTAGCAACTACATAATACAGTGCATATACTAGTATAGAATGATAGGAATTTATACTCACTCTCGAAAAGAGCACTTATATATAGCGCTCTTTTTTAGCTTCCTCTTTTCTACAAAATGAAATTTTTGTTTAGTTTTCTTTCCTGCATAATATTTCGATATCCGTTTATACTATAGTTGTATCCTATGCTACTTCTAAAAGCGTACAATGGAGCAGTTAGCTACTTCAGCTAGCTGCTTTGTTGTGCCAAATAATTTTTTATTTCTCAACAACCATTATTAGAATTAAAATCCCAATAATGGTAATATGAAAGTAACTTTCAGTCATAATTATTAACATGTCAATTGTTGTTCCCTTTTAAAAGGTCCTGTGTCAACCAGGGCCTTTTAAACTTGTTCCCTACTAAAATAGCTTTTTTGTTCAAATACTTCACGCCCATGAAAAAATCACATTTGGTATCACGTACTCTTTTACACTAAGAGCTTTAATCCGAAGAGCACTTATATATAGTGCTCTTTTTGGTATGGAATGTGAAATAAAGGCTTGCTCTTAAAACCTTTTATGTAATTATTATAGGGTTTTTCCTTACACCCGTGTGTCTGTTTACTCATAAGTTGTTAAAGTATAAATATAAATTGGTAGTTAATTTATAAGGGAGGTGTAAAAATGAGTAAATTTAAAAGGAATTGTCACATACCCTTTCCATGTTCCTTTCCTTTGCCTCAAATAGGGCCTACTGGAATAACTGGAGCTACTGGACCTTCTGGGCCAACCGGCATAACCGGAGCTACTGGGCCTACTGGAATAACTGGAGCTACCGGACCTTCTGGTGGACCTCCAGGACCTACTGGACCTACCGGTATCACTGGAGCTACCGGACCTTCTGGTGGACCTCCAGGACCTACTGGACCTACCGGGCCTACTGGAATTCAAGGTAGCCTGGGACCTACTGGGCCTCAAGGTATTTCTGGACCTCAAGGGATTCCTGGGATTTCTGGATCTATTGGCCCAACTGGACCTTCTGGAATTCAAGGTATCCAAGGCATCCAAGGCATTCCTGGCATTCAAGGTCCTATTGGACCCACTGGAATAACAGGGGTCACTGGAATTCAAGGGATTCCTGGCATTCAAGGGATTCCTGGCATTCAAGGGATTCAAGGGATTCCTGGTCCGACCGGCCCTCAAGGGATTCCTGGCATTCCTGGTTCTGTAGGTCCAACTGGACCTTCTGGAGCTGTTGGACCTACCGGCCCTTCCGGGGGACCGCCAGGACCAACGGGCCCGACTGGACCTTCTGGGGGACCACCAGGACCAACTGGAGTGACTGGCCCCACTGGACCTACTGGGTCACCAGGACCAACCGGACTTCAAGGTATCCAAGGTATCCAAGGGATTCCTGGCCCCACTGGACCTCAAGGAAGTCAAGGGATTCAGGGGATTCAAGGTAATCCGGGGCCTATTGGTCCTATTGGACCCACTGGAATAACTGGGGCGACTGGAATTCAGGGTATCCAAGGTATTCAAGGTGATCCGGGACTTATTGGACCTATCGGCCCGACTGGCCCAACTGGGCTTCAAGGTATCCAAGGTATCCAAGGCATCCAAGGCATTCCTGGGCCTACTGGATTACCAGGAACCGTTGGAGCTACCGGACCTACTGGGCCTACCGGTCTTACAGTATCTGGGTTATCTCATTATGCTTATGTTTTCAATACAGCAGCTCAAGTTGTTGCCTTAGAAGCACCTATTCTTTTTAATTCACATGGTAAAATGACATCTGGTTTTACTCATACACTGGGAACTTCTCAATTAATGGTTCTTAATGCAGGAGATTATAAAATTTCTTTTTCTGTATCAGGAGTTGAGCCTAATCAATTCACACTTTTTTTAAATGGTGCTCCGGTTACCAGCGCAGTTTATGGATCAGGTGCAGGGACTCAACCAAACAACGGCCAAACAATCCTCGCTTTAGCTGCAGGTGATATTATTACCCTTAATAATCATACTTCCGCTGCTGCGGTTACTTTGCAGACTTTAGCAGGTGGAACACAAACAAATATAAATGCTTCGATTGTAATTGAAAAATTAAATTAATTTAATCATTTATTTCTTGAAACTCTGGCAGTAAATAACCTAGAGTGGATTCTTTTTTAACAAGCAGTTAGCTTTTGCTAGCTGCTCTTTTAATTAAAATAACGATTTTATTCAATTTTTCGATACATTTATGAAACATTCATGTGTTATCTTCAGTAAGTCCTTTTAAAAACAGAAAGATTTATTATGTAAAGGGCCCTAGTCCCCTCTAGGGCTTTTTTACATTCAAATAAAGATTTTGTTTTACTTTTGCTTGCTACCCTTCTCTTGTATAAACGCACCTTTTTTACATACAATATTAAAATCCAAGTAATCCTCTTTTAGGACGGTACTAATATGAACAAGACATTAAAATACATTTTAATCTTCTTTAGTGCGGTGTTTTATATTACGATTATTGGCTATATTGTTTATCTAAACTTTGTTTAAGAGCATTTTATTCCTCCAAGCAAGAAATCTAAGATCGAACATAAGCATTTATAATTAGGCATAAGGAGCGCTCTAAAAGGCGCGCTTTAGCTTTAAAATAAGAATTTTGTTTAATTACTATTAACGTTTTAGGTTTCTTTGAATACATTAATATCAAAAGAAATTCTATATGGTGCTCTGGTCCAGTTACCTTGAATTTCTTGCAGACCTTGTGTGAAGAATCCGTTTATAACAAACGGGTTCTTTTATTTTGGGTTATAAAATAACTATTTTGTTTAGTTTTCATCTTCCTCAGCATCGCAATAACAATCTTCTTCCACCTCATTGCACTGATTGCAAATCTTTTGAACTTCAAAACCCTTAAATTCATAAATAGGTGCTACTTGATATTTTTTATTGCACGAATCGCATTCTACCTCATGATTTCCTTCTTCCCATTGAGCGTGGCAATCTTCTACAACTGAATCGCAATACGGACATTGTTGAGTTTTTAATAGTTCCATCTCTAATTCCCCATTTCCAATCTAATTTTTTCTTGTAATCTCACGAATGTTTCATTGCAAAACCTAACTGCTGCATTTGGATATTTAAACCTCAGGAAACCATCGTAAAATTGGATCTTTGTTTCCTCGTAAAACAGAGTGAATGCTGTATCTTCAGAGTAAACGTGAATGTCTTCTTTCAACTTTTCGATAAGTTTCCATTGCTCGCGTGCCTCTTCTTCCGTGAAATATTCCGATCTACGATGACTTATCAATTCTTCTTTAATGTATTTAAACGTTTCCTTAACATCAATTACGTTTTCTCTTGCTATCTTGCAAAGAATCTGATCAGGACATCTACCACTCAAGAAATCTTTCATACTTTCGCCATTCCATGTTTCAAACCAATATGAGAAGTTGCCGAAATCCGTAATCGCCGTGAATATTCCTGTATCATCGAATAAGAAAACTCCCCAACCTTCACCATTAACAGATGGTATTTTGTACTTTGAAATTTCCATTTTAACTATCCCCTTTTCGATTAAAATAACGCTTTTGTTTAGTTCTGAGTTTTAAAATTAGATTAGATAAATTTGTTCTAATTATCTCAGAATATAATCACACCCAATTCATATCATGCATCTATTGGGTATAATCAGATATTCTAAGAAGGGATGATATACATATGACTAGAAAAGATAAATTCAATCGATCACGTATATCTAGGAGAGACAGATTTAATTCGCCTAAAATAAAATCTGAAATATTGATTTCTCCAGACCTAGTCGGACCTACATTCCCACCAATCCCATCATTTACTCTGCCTACTGGTGTCACGGGACCTACTGGTAATACGGGGCCTACTGGCATTACCGGACCTACTGGTGACACCGGACCTACTGGTGACACTGGGCCTACCGGCAT